GTCTTGGCCGCATTAGCGACGCCGCCAAGACCGACAGTGACGGCAATCGAAGCCCCAGGCGTCACCGTGTAGACGCCTTCGGCATAGCCGCCGCCACCGCCGCCGCCGCTCGGAAATCCGCCGCCGAAGACGCCACCGCCACCGCCCGCACCCCATACGCGCGCTCTAACCTTGGTGACGCCGGCCGGAACAGTCCATGTCGTGGTGCCGAACGAGGCGAAGACCCGCATATTGCCGCCGAACAGCGTGCGAAGGGCCGTTAGCACCTGCGCGCGGTTGGTCTTGTCCGGCGTCAGGCCGGCAGCGACAACGATGCCGACCAACTCCTCCTGCACGGAGTTGAACCAGTCCTGATCCAACTGCGTCGCCTGAATGCCGCCGACTGGATCGCCGTTACTCCAGTAGCCGACCGTGCTGCCAACGGCGGCAGGAGCCGGCAACACTGCAACAGCGCCGGATGAATCAATGCGATGCACGGTTGTCAGCCTCCATAGGCAAATTGCAGGATGGTATGGGCCGGCTTGATGCGCGACAGGGCGCATTCCAGCGTGTTGTTGCCCCACTCACGCAGCCGGTCGCCGATTCGGGCCGAGCCGACGCGCGAGACGAGGACCGTCGTCTCGGGCGCGTTGACCCGCCAGACATGCGCCCAGCCGGCGCCGTTAAGCGGGTCACCGATCCGGGCCCGACCGACCACGGCCGACGTGAACTGCGTGATGGTGATCTGGTAGCCGAGCGCCGCGGCGACGCCGGTGTAATAGGCGACCGACTGCCCGCCGCGGCCGACGAAGCGCGCCGCAACCGCCGCCTGCCGCTGCTCGATGCTGGCGGCATAGTAGTGGTCCGCCTCGCGAGAGGCCGGAGCGCCCGTCGTCGGGATGTAGCTGCTGGTCGAGCCGGCCTCGAACTGCGCGCCCCAGGCGTCCAGCGTGCCACCCGCGATCTGTGTGACCGTACTGTCGCCCACGCAGGGGACAAGCCATGCGCGGGGGGCAGTGGTGGAGCCATCCACCGTGCCGCTGATCGAGACGCGCACCCAGCCGTCCGCCAGCCGCCCAATCCAAGCATCGGCAAGCAGGCCGGGGCCGATCGGCACCGTGCGGCCGACGCGCCCATTGGCCAAATCGAACCAGGCTCTGAATCCCGCCGTCTGGTCGGCAGTCGTCACCTGGATGTAACACCAGGTCTGCGTGCCGGGTCGCAGAAACCAGGAGAGCGCGTATCGCCCCCCCGCCTCGATGGTGAGCTTCTGAACGATATAGTCGGCGGATGTGGCGGTAGTGGTCAGCCGGTCCGCCGTCAGGGTGCCGTCCGGCGCCCGCGCGACGTTCGGAGTGACGGTCAAGTTGGTCGACTGCGCCCAGACCGGATTGTCCAGCGCCTCCGACCAGAGGAGCAGGTTGGTGGAGCCGGTTTCGATCAGCGGCCCAAGGACTGCGCCGGTCGCCGGGTCGAATGTGTAGCGCAACTCTCCGGCCGCGGCCGTGCGCAGCACGCCATTCGCGTCCACATAGCGCGCCGGGCCATTACGGCTGAAGCTGAAGTTGGGCGAACACTCATCCGGCAGGCCGAGCGTTGCCTCCCATTCCGGCAGCAGTTCCAGCGGCGCCACCGGGAAGGCGTCGCGCAGCAGGTAGTTCGCCCGCGCGTGCAGCCGGGCCGCGGTCTGCGCCAGCCCGGCCGCCACCCGGCTCTGCACGGCATCGGGCTCGCGCGGCCAGACCCGGCCATGGGGCAGCAGGGCTTGCAGCGCGGCCTGATAGTCCGCACTGGTGAGGTCGGCCGCCGCCATCGCTCAGCCCCAGGTGATCGTGCCGAGGGTGTGGAGATGACCAGGCGCCGCCGTGACCGGGCCGGACGGATCCGGCATCGAGAACCGGTTCACGCCGGGGACGGCATCGATGGCGCCGATGAAATCGGACGGATAGAGCGTGCCGCCGACCGACGCCTTCTGCCGCAGCATGTCCCTCAACGCCGCCTGGATGGCCGGACGCAGCGAGGCGTCGTTCAGGTCGTTGATCTCGACATTGACCGGCGAGGCCACGGGCGCCGCCACATAGACCAGCGCCGTCACCGGTTGGAGCGGCAGGATGTGATCCGCGACGAGGAGCTGGTCGCCTGTCGCGGCGGTGGCGCGCGGCTCGGCCGCGGCGACGCCATCGGTTCCGCTGGGGAAGCCCCCTGCCTCGGCCCGCACGTCGTCCAGCATGACATAGACCACCACCGTCCCCGGCCCGAAGCCGTTCGGCGCGGCCCAGGCGCGGGTGACACCGGGGACCTGCAAGGCCCACTCGACATAGTCTGTGCCCGCGCCGCCCTGCGGTGGGGTCTGGTAGGCGGCCAACATCCTCGTGCGGAGGCCGTCGTCCGTCTCCAGATCGGCGCCGCCGGTCAGGGCGGTGGAGACGGAGCCGGTGGAGTTGACGCCCACGATGGCGGCGCCCAGGACCATGGTCGTGCCAATGTCGGCATTCCCGGCCGCGCCCGCCTCACTGGCCTGCACGGGCACGGTCACGGTTCCGTCGCCCGCCACTGCCACGCCGGCCGTGGTGATGTACTGCGCGCCATCAGAGGGGCGGATCACCATCGTTCCGGCGGGGACTACGGACCCCGCGGCACCGGTGAACGCGACAGACCCGCTCGCCTGCGTCGCGGCCTTGCGGGTCACGCCAACCAGCGCCGCCCAGGCTTCGAGGTATTCGTCCGTCGCCGTGTAGGGCACCGCCTGCAGCGCGATCCAGTCGACGTAGCCGTAGAGACCCTGCGCCAAGCCGGCCAGCGCCACGGCGAAGGCGCGCTCCGGCGACTGCCGCAGCAGCGCGTAGAGGCCGAGGGCGGAAGCAACATCCGTCTGCGCCTGCTCGATCAGGCGCGTCAGTGTCGGGCGCTCAAACGGCATTCGTCACTCCCACGTCCAGGAATACCGCAGGGCCAGCTTGGCGCCGTCCTGCTGAGAGATGGTGATCTGCGCACCCAGCACGCCGCGGCGCGTCCATTCGGTCGTCACGTCCACGCGGGCCGCAACGCCGTCATCAAGGAGCCATTGCAGCGCCTCGCGGATGTAGTCCCGCGCCCGGCGCAGCGTCTCGGTCGTGGCCTTGGCCCGCGTCAGGAGCCACATGCGCGAGCCGATCGGCCGGTCGGCGAAGCTGTCGCCCCACCAGCCGCGCCGATCGTCGCTGCCATCCGTCAGCACGTCATCCGGCCCGGCCCGGCGGTCGGTGAACAGCGACACGAGAACCGCCGCCTCCAGCGCCTTGCCGGTCTGGAGGCCGGCGCCGGCCAGCGCGAAGTCGCCGCGGCTGTTCGCCGCGTCCCAGACAATCGAGACGTTCTGCATGAGTGCCCCTTACGGAACCGGCTCGCCGCTCTGTCCGGTGCCGGGTGTCACCAGCCCGTGCTTGTGATGGCGCAGGCTGACCGTGCCGGCCCTCACGTCGCCGGTCACCTCGATGTCGCCGTTCACCGTGACCTTCGGCGCATTGGTGATGGTCAGATTGTGCCCGCCGCCATTGATGGCGATCCCGCCACGGCCGAGACGCACCACATGGCCGAGGTCGTCATAGAGCGCGACTTCGCCCGGCGCGAGGCCCCGCAGCCGATAGCGCCGATCTCCGGTGGCGATGACGACGCCGGCCGAGCGGTCGCCGCCCAGGAACACCACCGCGGCATCGGCGCCAGGCAGCGGCATGGAGGTAAAGCCATACTCCGCCAGCCGATAGCGGTTGTCCTGAACGTCCCTGGCGCCGAAATCGAGCTGCAGCACCTGCGTCGCGCCGTCGTCCCTGCCCGTGGTGACGCGCGCCAGGCCGGTCGCCATCATCACGCGCCGGTAGAGCCGTTCCAGGATGCCGTCGCTCATCGGCTATCCCCATTCGGCGCCTGGGTCGCCTCACGAATGGCCTTCCAGACCTGGGTATCCGTCGGCAGCAGGGTGATCGGCTCGGGCTGGAATGCCTGCTCCGGCATCAGCACCAGGTCGGCATGGGTGCCGTCCATGCCGCGGCGGAACGTCACCTCGGCGATTACCATGGTCTGCTCGGCGATCTTCAGCGCCGGCAAGTCCACGGACACCTTGGTGTTCGGTTGCCAGAGGCTTCCGGCGCCATCGCGCCAGCTGTCGGTCGTCAGCGTCACGACCTTGCCACGGCCGTAGCGCCGCGCTACCTCCCAGGCGGCACGCTGCCGGGCAAGCTCCTCGCCGCCCCACATCTGTTCCACTATGATGACCCTACGCCGGCGCCGCGGAACTTCCAGATCGCGCTCCGTGTGCACAATGTTCCAGCCGGTGTTGCCGCCGACTGCCTCAGTCATGTCCCCAAGCAGGTTCACTGGCATCAGCAACGCCTGGATCTCGCTATACCGCTGGTCCATGGCAAAGGTGACCGAGGCCCGTTCCACGTTCACGCCCTGCTGGAAGCCGGTCGCCATGCTGCGGGTGCCGGCCTGCGCCAGCACAAGGTTGCCGTTCTCGTCATCATAGGCGAGCAGCCGGGCGAAGCGGGTCACTCTGTCAATGATCTCAAACGGCGTCTCGGTCAGGAGCGCATTGAACTGCGGGATCTGCGGTCCGTCGCCATCAAGGGCGGTGACGGTGATGCCATAGGGCTTAGCAAGCTTCTCGACCAGCGCCCGGGCGGAAACGGCGGAAAGCTGCGTGGTCAACTCTTTCCCAGCGCCATCCTCGAAGATCGCCGCGCAATCCACCAGGTCGGCGCATTTCCCCCGCCCATACACCACCACCCGATGCCCCACCGGGTCTATGGATGGTTCGTAACGATCCACATAGCCGGTCAGCACCAGATCACCCTCGATCACGAGACGGCATGGCGCGCCGATCTTGATGTCCGTCGCCATGCCGGCAAACCGCTCGGTGACGGTCAGGGAAAAATCGGATGGCATGCGCTCCACGCCGCGCGTAACCCGCACCTCCTGCCAGCCCAGGAACTCATTGCCATCGATGACCAGGGCCACGTCGTCGGGGATCGGGTCGATCGTCGCGGCGGTGACGGTGATTCCTGGCAGGTCGAGAGTCGGCCCCGGGCTGGCGTCGTGGTCAGGCATCGTCACCTATCCAGATTCGGTCGAAAGAAGATATGATCTTCGTGCCTTAACGATCCCTCGCACTGAACCGCGCCGGCAGGAACAGCGGATTCGCCGCCCCGGCATAGTCCGTCAGTTCGCCCGCCCGGCTGGCGTCGCCATAGAGCCTGTTCGCCAGCACCAGCGCCGGGAGCGGCGCAGCCGTCTGCACCGTCCGGATCCGGGCAAGGTTTGCCGCCCGCGCGGTCAAATCCACCGCAACGGCGATCCGCAGCGCCCGGAAGGCGTCGAATACCGCATCCTCGCCCTGGTCCGCCGCGTGGATTTCCTCGGCCCACAAGAGGCCGCAGATAGTCTCGCGCAGCGCCGCGGCCTCCTCATAGGCGGCCGGCTGATAGGTGGCGCTCGCCCTGGCCAGGGCCGTCAGGGCAGCGCGGCGACAGAGATCGGCGGTCGGATTGCCTGCCTCGCGCGGCGTGGCCGCCGCCAGCGCCATGAGGAGCCGGATCTGGTCCGCCGGATCCTCGGCCGCATCCCGCATCGCCTTCGCCAGGGCCTGCACCGCGGCGACGAAATCCTCAGCCGCGCTCACCGGAAGCTCCGCGAGAAGCCCCGGCCTGAAGGCCGGGGAGGGATAGCGGATCGCGCGCTAGCGCGATGGTCCTGCGCTTCGTTCTTGCTAATGCCGACCGCAACGCTGCGGTCGTGATCCTGAACCGGGGGAACACTCCGGGCGTGGAGGCCGCCGGTTGCGGGGCCAATGAAGCGCGAACTCTCCAAGCGGTTAACTCCCTTGGAAATCCCCCGCCTTCAGGCGGGGGAAGATGTTAAAGCCGGCTCGCCATGTTCCGGACATTGGTCGCTGCACTCTCCACAGCCGAGCGCGTGGTGGCTGAACCACAGCAGGATGCGGCCGATCAGCGCACGCATCACAGCCGCTCCTTCGCGCGGAGCCGGCGCCAGATGTGCAGCGAGACGGCGCCGGCGATGAACAGGAGGGCGATTTGCCAGAGGGGCATGTCAGGCTCCTCCCTTCCCAGGCCGCGGCTTCCGATACGTCCCGACCCGCCGCACCACTGCGCGCCGGTCGCCGCGCTTGCGGGCTGCGCTGATCTGCTTGGAGACGGTTGATTGCGCGACGCCGATCTCGGCCGCGATGTCGTAGCTCGTGGCGCCCGCCGCCCACATGAGGGCGCGATCCAGCCACTCCGGGATGCGGGGCGGGCGCGCCATGGTCAGGCGGCCTCGACCTTGGCTGGGCGCCAACGGATTGCGTCGAGCGGGATTTGCTTCCCGTCAGCGCGTGCCGCTTCCTGGAAGTCGATCCAGTATTTCGCGGGGATACCGTCGTGCCGCCAGTTGTAAACGGCGGTGCGCGGGTAGCCGAACCGCTTTGCTACCGCAGCCGGACCACCGAAGGCATCAATGACATCTGAGGCGTCCATGTCCCCCAGTCTGTCCGAAAATCTGACGAGAGGCAAGCATTTCGTTGCCCGCTTTGTCAGATCATCTCGGGCGACCGCCAGAGCTTCGGACGGCTATGCCTATGGCATGCCAAAAGTCGTTCGATCAGACGTGGTTAGACGCCTGCGCGCCATCCGGGCAGAGCTAGGGCTCAGCCCTCCTGAAATGGCGGAACGGCTCGGGGTGAGCCGAACGACCTACTACAACTGGGAAGCCGAGAACCCGACCAAGCCGAACTTCCCTGCGGAAGAGGCTATGGCCGAGTTGTGCGACCTCCTGCGTGGGCTGACCCTGGACTACATCTACATGGGACGGGTCGACACGCTCCCTACAGGGCTGGCAATCCGCCTGACCGCACGGGAACTCGGGGAAGATCCGGGTAGCCCAGGGTTCCGTCCGGAGCGGGCTGCGGCGGTGGTGGCGGAGAAGGTGGCGTCGTAGAGACAGGCGGCGGGGGCCAAACAAAGGCTCGCATTCTCATCGCGCTCGCTTGAACGTTGCCCCACGATACGAGAACAAAACCAGAATTCTAGCCCCTTCTGGCCCCATCGCCTGTGAATCCTGGGGATAGTTTCCCATGGCCGCTTCCTGCTTCGTAGACTGAATTCGATTCGCATTCAGACATAACGCGGCCGTGAAAGGAATATGGAATCGCAACATATTCCGCGCTCAATTCGATAGCGGAGCGCAAAAAATTCCTTGTGAATCAGGAGATTTCGCGGCTGATTTCCGAGGGTTAGAGCGGAGTCGGAATGAGGGGTGGGAGGAGGCGTGACGGACTTCAGAGATGCGGTTGACGCCTTCATGGCCGCCCCAAAGATGGTTACCGGCGTCGCGCTTTGGGCGCCGTCGCGGAACGTTCCAGACCAGGCTGCTTTCTGGCCGCTGCTCGTGGATGGCTCGCCCAGCGCTCACCAACTCAAAATAGAGGCACGGCTCGGCACCCCTTGGCGCGGCTTCTGCATCTTGCTGCTATTCGCCTGGATGGGTGCGCACCCAGTAGTGATGCGGCTGAACGTAGACGCTGACGAACACACGCACACGAATTGGCCGCCCCGCCCTCCCGGCGTGCCACCGGAGGTTCAAGGCAATCGCATCTACCTTTGGTCGGACAACCGACATAAATTTCGGCCTAGCGATATCGGGCTGCCATACGCGCGCCAACTTGAACGGCGCCATGCCGCGTTGCACAACGCCCTTCGGCATTTTGCCAGTGAAGCAAGGATAGATCTCGCAGACGCCGACCTACCAGACTATCCTAAGCGCGAGGCACTGTTCTGACATGGCAACCTCGTTCATCAGCCCGCCGAGCTACCCGCGCCACAACGAACTCGTTGCGGCCCTGGCTTTCCGCGGCCAACCGCGAAGGCTGGGCGATGCCATTTTGGTGCCCACAGATGTCCTTCTGCCCAATGGGACAAATCTGGTCGCAGTGGTCGAGGGCGGGAAGGCTGGCGACCGAATCACAGTGACGGATGCGGGGGCGGCGCTCTCGCAGGTGGCCGACGCTGGGCTTGAGGTGTCCGACAAGGTTCTAACGGCCGCCAAATCGGCTGCGGGCAAGCGCGGCACCGTTATCGAGGCAGGTGCCCTGCGGTTCGGACCGGTGCCTTTGGAGGAGGCTCGCCTGGCTGTTGTGATGCTGGCTAACACGGCGCGGGATGTCGCGGAAGCCGCACTCCAAATGGCGCGGAAGCACGAACAGATCCGTTTTCGAGAGCGGGTGCGGATGGAGCTGGCACGAATTTTCAACAACGCATCAGTCCAAGCCGGGGCGACGCTTATCGGCGCCAGCACGGACAAGCACCGTTTTGACTATCTCGTAGCCCTCCCCGGGGGGCGGCGACTGGCACTCGATGTTCCACTACCGGACCACAACTCCGTGGCCGCCGTCACGCTGCGCCAGCTCGATCTGAAGGCAGCGGAGTTGCCTGGGATGCGCCAAGCCATCGCCTATGATGATCGGGATAGATGGCCCTCTTCCACACTGATGCAGTTGCGGTTGGCCAACGTACCGGTCGTTCACGCAGGCGCCTTGGAGAGCGGCTTGAAGGAGGTGGCCGGCTACTAGCCGGCCCCCTCCCCGCCCTCGCCCCACCCCGCCCCACCGGCGGGGTTTTCTCTGCCCCTACTCCCCCGCCACCAGGTCCTCGATCCGCAGCCGCAGCGCCTTGGCCAGC